GAAGATAGTTTAGGAGAAGTTGTAAACGATACGCTGCACCCGATATCAAACCACTCCTTATCAGGCATAATAGTACCGTTGGTTTCAAAATCGATTTTTAATACAGAGGCCTCTGGCAAAGGTACCATAAGGTCATGACTAGACATATCATAAAAGCCCCAGCGATCTCTAATAAACTTTACAAACTCAATGAGATTCTTCTGCTGAATAAAAGGCTCACCACCAGTCAGCTTAAGAATAGCTCCTTGCTTAAGCTTTTCATGATAGTCGTTCTTTTCGAACAACCGAGCAATTTCTTCAAATGTCATCCTGTTCTTCTTAGACCAGCTTACATAGCTATCACAACCAAAGGGAGCATCTTCACTCTTAAAACCTATACAGGTGAGATTGCACATTGACAATCTCATAAAGACTGAAGGCCAGCCGATAAAGCGGCCTTCGCCCTCGAGAGTGTAAAAGACGAAGTCGTCTGAAAGAAATAAAGTTTTATCGGCGCTCATGACATATTATTAGTATACTTTTGATAAATTGCACTGTTTTGTTCGTGTTCCCAAACTTCTACCTTTTCACACCAGCATCTATTTTGAGTAATTGCTTTAACGTGTCCGTCTGCTGTCTCGCAGCAGAGCTCAGCAAAACGCTCAATACCTACCCCGTTCGGAAGTTCAACAAGCTCAATCATACCTCGTTTTTCCATCTCTCTAAATATATCAATATCCGGGTCTTTTTTCCAAACTACAGTCTTATGATCGAAAGTGTTTTCAAGTACTCTCTTCAGCTCTTTAAGACCGCCGAAATCAACGACCCAGTTGTTCTTATCTAGTTCATTACAAGTAAACCAGAACTTAGCTTGTAGCCGATAGCCGTGAACAAACTTGCAATGGCTAGTCGCATAAGGTTGACGGAACGCGCATGACCCTAGCGGGATCACTTTAGTAGAATAAAATTTACCCATATTACTATAGTAGGGTAAATGATTATTTAATCAACAGTTATTTTAGCCATTCAATATAATTTTCTAACCATATTTCTAGGGAGTTTTCACTTATATCCGGCGGGCTACATAAAAATGCGTTACTGTCTTCTGGATTAAAAAAAATGCTTTTTTGTAAATGTTTTTTCTCTAAAATTTCATCAAAGGATATATAGATACCCGCTCTTTTATCTTTTATTACAGTATTACCGGCTAATATTACATATACTGAGGGTACCCTTTTAAATTCTTTTATTAATGAATTATTAGCTAAAAAATCTATAAATTCATTCTTATTAGCAATTTCTTTAAAGTAAAAAAATAAAGGTAAATCCGTACTACTATAAATTTTATTACGGTATTTTACCTTCATTTTATTATTTAGTAAAACTAAATAATAACATATGGGGCCAGCAAGAAAACTAAATATTGAGGTGGGGCCGATAACAGTTAATATTCCGCCACCGTTGCCAACGCACGTGCATACTGTGGCAGCTCAGCAACCCACGGCTGGTTCTAATTTTAAAGATTTTTATCAAAGCAGCATAAAGTCGTTTAATAAACCAGATTTACAACAACACTCTTTAATTGTTAAAGCTGCGGATTATATAAAGCGTAATGAAGGGGTGAGAAATACTCTTTATAAAGATTCTAAGGGCTATTGGACTATTGGTATAGGTCATTTAGTTACTCCAGAAGAGTATAAAAATTTTAAAGGTAGAACGCTTTCTGAACAGGAAGTATTAAATTTATTCCAAAAAGACTTAAACAAAAAAATGTCTTTAGTAAGATCTCACTTTGGCCCGGTATTTGATAGTTTTTCTCAAAACCTACAAATAGCTATTTTAGATGGATATTTTAGAGGGGATTTAGCGGGTTCCCCGAGGACACGCAAATTGCTTTTAAGTAACAATTTTAAAGCAGCTGCAAAAGAGTATCTCAATAATAATGAGTATAAAGCGGCTTTAGCTTCAGGGTCCGGAGTGGCTAAACGTATGCAACGAAACGCTGCAATAATAGCTGCAGAAAACTAATTATTCTATTTTAGACGGATTAAGTCTATTAATTATACTGACTAGTTTCTTTTCTACCTCAGCAGCATTTTCAATAGTTACTTCATCATCTGCAAATACCCCAGTATCGGCATCATCTAAAGATTTAGGATCTATTTCTAGCGCTCTACGTATTAAGTCTACTAAAAATGCACGACCCGGGGCTGTTAAGCGACGGGGTTCTTGCTCTGGTGCCGGTTCCGGTGCTGGGGCTGGAGCCGCAGGGGCAGGTACAACCGGTGCACCTCCAGCCGGCTGGGCTTGGGGTCCACCGGTTTGATCTAAACCTGGGGCAGGAGGCTGCTCTTGTTCAGATAACAAATTAGTAAAAACTTTATTAACTACTAAATCGAATTTTTTCATTATAGTGGGCTTGCTGCGCTCATTTTGCCAGCATTTTTAATTGTTGTCTGTAAAGCTTTAATTCTATCTGCTACTGCTTTTTGCTGACTAGGTATATCTTTAGCTACTTTTTGCAAATTAGTTAATTCGGCCTTAGCAGCGTCTGCTTGCGCTTTTTGAGCTTTTTGCTGCGCTATTTTTTGAGCTGCAATTACCTTAGGGTCCATTCCACCAGTAGTTGTACCTGCTTGAGGTACTACAGGAAGCGTACCTGGGTTAGCTCCGGACATAGTGGCTGTTGTCGGGTCACCACTCATGTTGTATTGTTCGAGCATTTTAAAAAATTTACTCTTGGCTTTTACTTTGCTGTATACATCTTCCATACGAATATTTACAACCTTTCAATTAATTTAAAATACTTTAGTTGATTTTTTAGCATTAACTGATTAAAATCTCCTAGGAGAGAAAGGCGTACTCCATATACATAGTTATGTATATTATAGTTTATGGTGGTTTCTATTTGTATCATACTTTTTAGGCTCACTTCGTTCGCCTTATATACCTATATATAATATATATCTAGTCGGATTTATTAATGTTATTAAATCTGAATTTTATATTTCTGTATGAATGCATCCCGTCGCCGCGGGCTAAATTTACTGTAATCAAAATTAAAACGGATACTTTTTATATTTTCTAAAAGCTCTTTACTCTCTCCAGACGATTCGTTTAAACAGTTAAAATCCGAATTATTATAAAACACTATAAAAGGAAAGTATTTGGTCAGAATGTCTAGATATAGTTTTGGAGACTCTGAAGAAACATAAAAAATTATATTCCGATCGTTATTGTTTTTAAGTATAGCTTCAGTTATTATTTTGTAATAATGAAACAGTTTAAGTTTCAATTTTTCCTTGCTCTTAAGGGTTTCCTCTAAAACACCCCACTCCTTTAATTGATTTAAATAATGCTTTTCAGCTAACTGTTGTAAGTCTGTAAAGTCAACTATAATTAAATTAAGAGCAGTTTTGTGGGAACGCATCGCAATAGAGTCTATAGTTTTCTTCATTAAGAGCAACTATTGCGTTTTTATTTTTTTCAAAAAAGCCTTCCATTTTAACTATTACATAGCACCCAATAGCGGGACTGTCTTTTTTAGTAACCCAATAATTTAAGTGGCTGCCTTCTATATTTAGTTTCTCTTTAATCCCTGCAGGAAAAACCACAAACCCGCCTTTATGATTAATTTTAAACAATACAAACGGTATTTTTCCTGCTACAGAAGCTTGCTCTATCCAACCATCAAGTTGTTGATTGTTTATAAGTAAACTCTCAAAATTAAAATCCTTATAAAATTTACCTTCGAGAGTAATATGAGATAAAAATCTAGGTAATATAATATCCCCTGAGGCTAGCAATAGTTGTTCAGGCGTTAAACTAGCTATGCGGCTTGCATTGAACCCCCCTACAAACGCGCCACTATTAGGCACTCTCTGAAAATTAACTCCATATATAGCAGTAAGATGTTTTGCTATTTCTCTTTCCCACGACTTACCTTTGTTCTTACTTGCATTAGCCATTTACAACTATTTATTACATACCCGGAAATGTTCTACGTATTACCTTGCCCTTCTTAAAACCTGGCGGTTTAAATTTGGTATTTTTTTTCTTCTTGCTACTTTTAGCGCCGAATAAATTTCGGGTGTCACCGGGTGCATAAAAATCCCCGCTTTTACCAATTTGGGCTGAATGCCCTTGATTTGGCCCTAAAGCAGAAGAGGTGGTATTACCCATATCTGCTGCCATTTCACCGTCTTCCATTATTTGATAGTATCTTTTATTAAACTTCTTCATGTTGATTAATGTATATTATACCATATACTTATATATATGGAGCCCCAGGTTTTAGATTCTCTTTTCGAAACTTATCAAAAAGAGATAGCTGAAGATATAAAAGTAGATGAATTATCCTTAAAGGATAAAGCTATGCTGGTACCCACTATTAAACACAAGTGGGTCGGGCGTTTAATGACTCATAAAGTACAATTAAAAAAATTAAACGAGGCTAAGAAGAAAATTTACAAAAAAATTTCAGCTGATTCCCCTATACCTCTTTCGAAAGCAACCCTCGATCAGGCGGCAAGCAATAATGATAGTGTATCAAAGATACAGGAAAGTATAGATCGTTTAGAGGTAATAATAGAGTATCTTGAAAAAGTAGAAAAATTAACCAGCTCTCTTACCTGGGACTGTAAGAATCTAATAGATTTACAGAAATTAGAAACGACGTAATGAGAGTTGAATTTAATTACGACCCTAAAAGAAAAGAAATAAAAATTGTTTCTGATTATTTCAGCAACATAAGAGAATATTTTTCTGTAAAAAACCCAGGCGCGCGGTTTAATAGATTTAATCGCTTTATACCGCAGCGCATATATGCGATAACACCTGCTGGGTATTGCGGGGTAGGCTTAATTCCGGAAATAATAAAATACCTTAAAACACTTGCAATACCTTACGAAGCGGTGTTTAACGGGGACCTAATTAAGTTATATGATAGTTTACCATTTCGCGTACCGACCGGGCACCCGGAAATAAAAGAATTAGTAAGCGAGTATCAACTTAGAGATTATCAAAGAGACGCGGTTAATACTGCTCTTCGAATAGGTTACGGTATTATTGAGCTTGCGACCGGTGGTGGTAAGACTTTTATTATTGCTAATTTAGTACACAGTACACTGCAGTTTTTAGCTGCTAATGAAAAAGTACTAATAATAGTGCCAGATATAGGGCTAGTAGAACAGACTTATAAAGATTTTGTCAATTATAATTTTCCCATGGATCAGGTAACGAAGTGGTCCGGTAATAATATTCTCAATTTAAATGCCCGGGTCGTAATTGCTAATTTAGGTATATTACAAAGCGAAAAATCTGATTTAAGCTGGTTTAATGAAGTAGGTCTGTTAATAGTTGACGAATGCCACAAATTACGTAGAGGTAATAAAGTTAATAAACTTATTGACAAGATCCCCACTTTACGTCGTTTTGGTTTCACCGGTACCCTGCCAGAAGACGATATTGATACATGGAACATATATAATTTTATAGGTTCGGTTATTTTTAAGAAAACCACCACCGATTTAAGAGAAGCAGCAGGGGGCGAGTATATAGCCAACGCGCAAGCTCTGTCTCTACATTTAGAGTATGATTTTAAACCTGATTATACTGCGGTTGGTGCAATGCAACGGTACATGTTAGAATTAGACTTTATACATAATAGCCCGTTTAGATATAAGGTTATAAAAAGTGTGGTGAGTAAATTGTCTAATAATTGTTTGATATTAGTCGATCATATCGCTCACGGAGACAATATGTATAGAGAGCTTTTTAGTATCCCGGGTAAGCAAGTATATTTTATACAAGGTAGTGTAGAGGTAGAAGAAAGAAAGCGCATACAGGACTTAATGGAGAAAGACAATAACATTATTTGTATAGCCATTAGTAAGATATTTTCTACCGGTATTTCTATTAAAAATATACACTATATTATGTTCGCCGCCGGCGGTAAATCCAAGATTAAAGTCTTACAGTCTATAGGTAGAGGGCTACGAGTACATCAAAATAAAAATATACTCACATTAATAGATATAGTAGATGAATTAGTATATGGCGGTAAGCATTTTGCAAAACGCAAACAATTTTACGATAATGAAAAAATCAAAATTACCAAAAAAACAATTACCGAAAGTGTATAAAGAAGTGCCTAAAAAGCCTAAGAAGCTAAGCGCATCCGCGCAAGCTAAAAAAATATATTATGTAAACCCTAAAGAATTTACGGATGAGCTTAAACTTTATTACGAGAGTAATGTTATTACTGATAAGCTTGCGTTGATGATAAAAAACATAGCCTACGGGCTAGCACACGCTCCAAATTTTATTAATTATACTTTTAAAGAAGAGGCTATAGGGGATTCTTTAATTAACATGTTTAATGCAATTAAAGAGAAGAAGTACAAATTTGATCGTGGCTTTAATCCTTTTTCATACTTTAATTCTATAGCGTTTAATTGTTGGCGTTCTCGTATAAAAAAAGAAAAAAGAATGAGAGACACACTAGCAGCTTATCAAGAAGAAGTATATAGTATAATCGGGCCGCAAGTTGGTATTGATGACCCGATTAATCCTTTGCATAAAAATAATGACACTTAAATTAAAAAACTCGGAAGTCGGAATTTTTTCAGACCCTCATTACGGGGTTCACCGTAACTCGGAAGTATGGCACAAGATTGCATTAGACCACGCTAAATGGGCTAAGGAAGAATTCAAACAACGAGGAATACAAGATATAATTATACCCGGAGATATTTTTCATGATCGCAACGACATTGCTGTTAACACTCTTCATGTTGCTACTGACATATTCGATATATTACGTGACTTCAATATCATTATTACAGTCGGTAATCACGACGCTTATTATCGTGACAACTCTAGCGTTAATTCCGTCTCCATTCTTAGAGGCTGGTCTAATATTACTGTTGTTGACGTTCTTCAAGTTGTTGACCTCCAGGGAAAGAAAATAGCTTTTTGCCCTTGGGGGCAAAATATAGAAGAGGTACCAAAATGTGATTTAATAGTTGGACATTTTGAAATTAATAGTTTTAAAATGAATACATTTAAGACCTGTACAAACGGTCTTAAATCGAAAGACTTTACGAGCCGAGCCCCCCTTACTATTTCCGGACACTTTCACCATAGAGAAGAAAGAAAATATAACGAAGGGACTATACTTTACGTAGGTTGCCCGTACCAGCAAGATTGGGGAGATTTTAACACTACTAAAGGTCTTTATATTTTAGATATAGAAACTCTTAAGTACGAGTTTGTTGAAAACAAAATCTCCCCTAGATATAATAAGATTTATTATTCTGAAATTTCTTCAGGTAAACTTACAGCGCCGGATATAAAGCAAATTATAGCAGATAACATAGTTAAACTAGTAATAGACCAACGTATTGAGCCAAATGTAGTAGATGCCGTTGTACGTAAGTTGGTCTCTGTAAAACCAGTAGAATTTACTATAGATTATGACTATACTGAACTTAGCAAAGTAAATGATGAGCTTGCCAATACTAAAAATTTTAGTATTAGCGTTGAAAATTCAATTTCAGAATTTATTGATTTATTGGAGATAAAGGATAAAGATAAGGTGAAGACATACGTCACAGATCTATATCATAGAGCACTTAAAATATGAAAATCGGAGCAGCCATTATCGCATGCGATAGAACAGAATATACTAATAAATGTATAGATAGTTTACTTCTTAATAAAAGAGACCTGAATGAAATTATTGTAATAAATGACGGTAAGCCTTGGTCTAATAATAAAGAAATTGAAATTATTAATAATACACCTCCCTACCGTACAGTGGGGGTGGCTAAGAATAACGCAATAAAAGAATTAATTAAAAGAGGTTGTGACCAGTTATTTTTAATTGAAAACGATATAATTATTAAAAGCCCAGAGGTATTTAAAACATACATTGAAGCAAGACAGATTACCGGTATAACTCATTTAAATTTCGGTTATCATGGTCCTGCTAATAGAACTCAAGACTATAAATTACCTAAAGCAAGGTATATAGTGGAGTACCCAAAAAATATTAAAATAGCACTAAATATGCATTCAGTTGGTGCATTTTCTTATTTTGATAAGCGTTACATTGAAGAAGTAGGGGTGCACGACACATACTTTAAAAATGCCTGGGAGCATGTTGAACTCTGCCAGCGAGGCGTTAAAAAAGGGCTTATACCCGCGTTTTGGTGGTTTCCAGACGTAGAGGGTAGTAATGAATTGCTAGAAGAGATTCCTGGGTCTATTCAAAATAGTTCTATAACACATACTCAGGAATGGACTGATAATATGAAGAAAGGCGCTGAATATTACCAAAAACTGCACGGGTGGATACCTATTCATTCACCAGATATGCCTTTGCAGCTAGTACTAGATAACCTCAAGGTAATTTATAAAAAATATAAACTATGATAACTTTTTCTCGTTTAGGACGCTACGGTAACCTAGGCAATTCTATGTTTCAATTAGCAGCAACCTTAGGTATAGCTGCTAAATTAAATTATTCCGTAAAATTTCCACGGAACCCTACGTACTTTGATACTAACTATAATTGTAATAATATTTCTTTATTTGATGGTTTTGAAATAGATAACCCAGTGTTAGTAAACGAGGACTACGCAGCAATAAAAAACCATTACACTGAACCGCATTTTCATTACGACCCTAATGCTTTTAATATATCAGATAATACCGATATTGCTGGTTACTTTCAAAGCGAAAAGTATTTTAGTCATGCAAGAGACATAGTTACAAAAGCTTTTACTTTTAAAAAAGAGTATATTGAAAAAGGTAATTCATTATTTAGCAAATACTCTATCTCGCCACATGAAACTACTTCTTTGCACGTCAGAAGAGGAGATTATGTAGTTAAACAGGTATACCACCCTCTTCAAGAAAATGCCTACTATGAAGCAGCGTTTAAAAAAGCAAAGCTTAAAAATGTATTGGTTTTTTCAGATGATATAGAGTGGTGTAAACAAAACATAGTAGGTAATAATATATTCTATAGTGATACTAATAACTCTTTTGCCGATATGTATGCTATGTCTTTATGTAAGAATAATATTATTGTTAATAGTACTTTTGGCTGGTGGGGAGCGTGGTTAAATAGCCATACAGACAAAGTAGTGGTTGCACCAAGTAAATGGTTTGGACCGGCTTACAGTAATGTTGTTACTACAGATATAATACCCTCTCAATGGACAATAATATGATAAAAATTTCGTTAAAAGACCGCTCTTTCAGTCATTGCATTTTTAGTAATAATCCCTTACCGCCTACGTCTTTTGCAAAATACATAGAGTGGGACAGAGAAACTATAAACAATAATACTGTTTATACAGATCTTTGTATCAATGAGGCGCCAAACGGGGCAACAGTATGGCTAATAGAGCCTAGAGAATTAATTGCAGGTATATATGAGTTTGTAGAAAAAAACGCAGCAAAATATAAAAGCATCTGGACCCACGATAAAGACATTTTAAATAAATTTAGTAATGCAGTGTTCGTACCCCTCGGGGGGTGCTGGATAAAAGAAGAAGATAGAAAAATCTACGAAAAAACAAAAAACTTTTCTATAATAGCTTCTTCTAAACAGCATCTACCTGGACATAGATTAAGACACGAACTTATAAAAGCAGCAGAAAATCATATAGATGTTTACGGAAACGGGTATACCTATATACCCTACAAATTAGACGGTTTGAAAGATTATAGGTACCACTTTACTATAGAAAATACTAAGAGAGATTTTTGGTTTACAGAAAAACTTATCGATTGTTTACAGACCGGTACAATGCCTATATATTGGGGATGCCCTTCCATAAGTAAATATTTCAATTTAGAAGGCTTTATTATCTTTAATGAACTTTCTGAACTCAAAGAAAAACTTAAGCTTTGTACACCCCAATACTATGAAAGTAAGAAAGATGCTATAAAAGAAAACTTTGAACTCTCTAAAAAATTTATTTTAGCAGAAGACTGGTTATACGAAAATGATATTTATATCACACAGAGGTAATTTAGAAGGTAAAAGCTTACTAGAAAATCATCCCGACCGAATCAATTATTGTTTAGACCAGGGCTTTGATGTTGAAATAGACGTTTGGTGTAACGATGGAGATTTTTTTCTCGGTCATGATTACGGTCAGTACAAAATTAAGTTTGAATTTTTATTAAACAAAAAACTTTGGGTACATTGCAAAAACGTTGCAGCTTTAGCAGCCTTAAAGGGGCCGTTTTATAATATTAATTGTTTTTTTATAGATAAAGATGACTGTGTACTGACTAGCAAAGGTAATATATGGCTCAGCCCTACTTATAAAAAATCTTTTAAAAATGCTATTTGCGTAATGCCTGAAGACCCTAGGTGGGAATTTCAAACGAAAGAACTTCTAGATTTTAGTGGAATTTGTACAGATAACATATACCATTACACGCGCTATGTTACTGATCTTAGACGTTGACGGGGTACTCACAGACGGTAAAAAATATTATGATAAAACCGGGAAAGCAGTACTAAAGACATTTTGCGACAGAGACTTTACCGCAATTAAAAAATTTAAAGCAGCTGGTTGGCATGTTGTTTTTTTATCTGGAGACTCGAATGTAAATGAAGCAGTCGCTAAAAACCGCAATATACCATTTTACTGTAACCGCGTTAACGGGGAAATGATAAATAAAGTAAAGTTTTTAGATCGACTCTGCAAAGAATTTAAAACTGATATAAACAACACGGGTTATATTGGGGATGATATTTTTGATATAGATATACTTAAAGCAGTGAAGTGGCCGTTTTGCCCAGCTAACGCGGACAGCGCTGTAAAGAAAATAGCTATAAATTTAAACGCCAAAAGCGGGGAATGTTGTATTTCTGAGTTGCACGATTTTTTTAGTAGTTCAAATCTGGTTAAGCCGGTAACGCTGGAACAAATAGAAGCTTTAGATCGGAATGAACGCTTTTGATATAGCCATTTATGGTCATTTGAGTTTTGATAACATATATCAAGGCTTTAATTATAAGACCTCTGTAGGTTGCATGGGTAATGTTTGGAATCATTTAAAATACATAAATCCAGATTTAAAGGTAAAATTAGAACCAACCGATATAGGCGAATCTCTAGTAATAGTAGACGTAGAACATAATAAACGCACTAGTATATCCCGTTTATCTTTAAAAACTAACAAACCTACTATACATAACGCAAACGTGAGCCATATAATGTATTTGAATGAATTATCCGATTATAGCTTTATAAAAGATATAAAAGGGTATGTAGTAGCAGATACATGTAATGGAAAGCCTTTACGGCTCAATTCAAGTGTATTAGAGAATATTGATTTATTATTAATTTCTGAAGAAGACCTGACTGTAAATGTTTTAGATATAGCTTCTTTAGTAAGAGGGCATGTTTTGGTGCATTACCCAGCTGGTAGTACCCTATATTATAAAGATATTCAACTAACCCCTTTTCAAGCAGAATTTGTATCAGGTATAAATGTATTAGGGGCGGGGGATAAACTAGCATCGTACATTCTTGCCGGTCTGGACAATTACCACAGTCTAGATAAAGTAATACAACAGGCTCATAATAGCTTGACTGATTACTTTAAAAATGAAAAAATATAATCTTTTAGTTCCGCTTGCTGGAAGAGGTCAACGCTTTGTTGACGAGGGGTATGTAGTGCCCAAATACATGATTACAGCCCGAGATAAGCATCTGATCGACTGGGCACTTAGTTCAATTGACACCCATGAGTGTAATCTTATTTTCTGTTTACGGCAGGACCACATAAATAATTTCGGAGTAGATGAAATATTTCGCAAAAAATTTGGCGAAAATATAAAAATAGTAATAATAGATAAAATTACTGACGGTAGTGTTTCGACATGTTTATTAGCTAAAGAATATATAGATAACGAGTTACCGCTTTATATCTATACAGTTGATGTGTATTTTCAGAAACGATTTAAGCCTCATTCAATGGAAGGCACGTCAGGGCAAGTATTAACCTTTAAAAGTAATAATCCAGCATATAGTTATGTCAAGACAGATAACCAAGGAAACGCTATACTAACAGCAGAAAAAGAAGTTATTAGTAATAATGCATGCGTAGGGGTTTATGGATTCGCAACAGGAAAATTGTTTGTAGAGTATGCGCAAAAAATGATTGCAATGAATTTGCGCACACGTAATGAATTTTATATTACCCCGTTATATAACTTAATGATACAGGATAACTGTAAGATTAATATACAGGAAGTAGAACGCATGTACATTATGGGTACACCTGAAGAATATAAATTCTTTACTACCCGGGTGTTAAACCCATTTGCATTAAAGCCTATTGCTTTAGTGAGCGATCACAGCGGTTATAAACTTAAAGAAGAAGCTAAGGAAGTAATAATTGCACACGGCTTAAAATATATAGACTTAGGTTGCTATACAGATAAAGATTGCGACCAATTTGATTATGTATCCCAAGCTATAACTTTTATTAAAAATGGTACGTGCAGCCACGCAATAGGATTTTGTTGTACCGGGCAAGCAGTCAATATAGCCGCAAATAAAACTGATGGTATAAGAGCAGCACTAATTTATGATGCGTATAGTGCTGAATACGCTATAAAGCATAATTGTTGTAACTTTTTTTCTATTCCGTCAAGAATAACCACTAGTTCTGATCTTAGCCAGTATCTAAGTCTATGGCTATCTACGGACTTTGAGGGTGGTAGACACTGTGCGAGAATACAAAAAATAGAAAACAGCTATGGACGTCTATAATATAAAAAATTTCACCAATGGATGGTTTATAGGAGATTTTGCTCCGGCGGTTTTTAAAAACTGTTTTTTTGAAGTAGCGCATCATAAGCATAAAAAGGGCTACATTGGGCAGTTACACTTTCACAAAATAGCTACAGAAGTTACCTATATAGTTAAAGGCAAACTTATAGCAGACGGTAAGACCTTATCAGATGGTGATATGTTTGTATATAGTCCAAAAGAAATCTCTAATGTACAGTTTTTAGAAGATACCGACCTTATCGTAATTAAATGGCCCTCAGTACCTTCTGACAAATACAATGTATAATAACGATTATAGTAGATATGTCACTTGGGTTGAAACAACTTTGAAAGGTATTAAAGCATACCCCCAACTTTCTAATGGTCTCGGTCAGTACGATTCTCCTATTCAAATTTGCGAAAAATTTATTAATATTATTAAAGATGTAACAGGTAACAGGCAATTTTCAGACGCTAACAAAAAAACCATAGTAAAATTACTTAAAAATAACCCACAAATAAAATGTATTGTAGAAATTGGTACAGCTAGTTCTTATACAGATAGTTCTACTCAAACGTTTATACAATATAAATCCCCTGATACGCTTTTTATTACTATAGATATTGATAATAAATCTGCAGCACTAGGAAGTAACTCTTTAAGGGAAAAAATATTAGTATTACAAAGCGACTCAGTAAATGTCGACCTTAAGAAGCATTTTACCAATGCTAGTATAGATTTACTTTTTATAGACGGGGATCACAGTGTAGATAGAGTTTTTAAGGAGTACGAATTTTATTTACCCCTTATGAGTAAAAATGGAATAATTGTGTTGCACGATACCACGTTGCACCCGGGTCCATATTTGTTTATGGAAGCAGTAGATGAAAATGTTTACAAAAAAGAAAAACTACATCTAAACGATTACGGATTGGGTATTATTTATTTATAATGAAAAAAGCTATTTCATTTTCAGGTCAGTGTCGTTTTGTAAAAGAGGGTATTAAATCTCTTAAACGTAATTTACACGATTTTGAAAATTATGATATCTTTATACATGCCTGGGACGGTCCCTTAGCTAAAGATTGTGAAATTTATAAGCCTAAAAAATTAAAAATTGAACCTCAGAAAAACGTAATACCTAATATTGTAAAAGAATATACCCCGGCTCATTTCGTGCATTTTAGTATGTTTTATACTATGAAAGAAAGCTTAGACCTAAAAAGCGAGTATGAAAAGGAACACGGTTTTAAGTATGATTTAGTTATAAGAACTCGTTTTGATATAAGCCTAGAAACATATATTTCCCCTGAACATTATAATTTAAGGGCTGGGGTATACTCACCAGATGTTTGTGTAAACCCAGCAGTTATATCAGATTGGTTTAATTTTTCTGATTCTAAAACAATTGATTTATATAAAAATATCTACGGCAATATAGTTAACTACCATAAACAAGGGGTTATGATAACCTCAGGGGAAGAAATAATAACTCATATGTTAAAAACCGAAAATATTTCTATAAATAAAATATTTTGCGCCCTCTACCTCTTAAGAGATCGAGGTATACACTCTCAACTTTCTACGTACTGGAAATATGCAAACTAAAATTTTAGTAACTGGGGGTACTGGAATGGTTGGCCGACATTTAAAGGATCTAGGTCTGCAAGCAATATATGCAAGTAGTAAGATGTGTGATTTAACTGATTCGAGTCAAGTAAAAGATTTTTTTGAAGCTACAAGGCCTAATATAGTTGTACATTTAGCTGCTAAAGTCGGGGGTATAATGGATAATATTAAAAACCCGGTTGGTTTTTTTGAAGATAATGTCCTTATCAATACTAACGTGGTAAAATATGCTAAACAATACGGCTGCACCCGGTTTATAGGTATATTAAGTACTTGTATATACCCTGATAAGCTTGATGATAGTCTTTACCCCCTTAAAGAGGAGACTCTACATATCGGCCCCCCAACCCAGACTAATTTTTCTTACGGATACGCAAAACGATGTTTGGCAGTACAGCTAGAATGTTACAGAAAGCAGCATTTATCGTTTTATAGTAGTATTATACCGTGTAATTTATATTCTGAATATGATCACTTCGAAGGAGATAAATCCCATTTTGTAACAAGTTTAATTCGTAAAATTTATGAAGCAAAAACAATAAATGCTCCCTCTATACAGCTATTTGGCACAGGAACCCCGTTGAGACAATTTATGTATGCTGAAGATTTAGCTAGAGCGATTATTGATTATATATATAAAGGAATATATGCAGACTTAAATGTAGCTACAGACGAAGTATACACGATTAAGCAAATAGCGGAAATAGCTCTAGACGCTTGCGATGCTAAGCATTTAACTATAAATTGGGATATTAGCAAGCCTGATGGTCAGTACAGAAAAGACGTATCTGATGCATTATTTAAAAAACATTTACCAGGCTTTAAATATACCACCTTAAAAGATGGCATAAAAAAGACTTACGATAATTATTCACATGGCCTGGCTATTAAACGAATCTAATTTTACCTGGAAAGACCGCTTAAAAATTTGTTCTTTTTTTCTTAATAAAGAAAAATTTTGGACAATGACAGATGAGGTTGCTAAGTTCGAAGAGAAGATGGCTCAGTATACTGGTACGAAGTATGCTGTATTCGTTTCAAGCGGGTCAACGGCAAATACATTACTTGCCATGTATCTTAAAGATCAGTTAAAAGATTCGGTAAAAAACACTATAGTATTTCCGTCTACTACTTGGATAACATCAGTATCTCCATTTTTACGGGAAGGTTTTATACCGCAATTTATAGATATTACTCTAGATTCTTTAAGTCTAGATTTAGATAAACTAGAAAATTATTTAAAAGATAATAAGCATAAAGTAGCCTGTGTTTTTATTACATCTTTACTGGGTTTTAGTCCCAATATAGATAGATTAAAATATCTTAGAAAAAAATACCAGGTAAAGATAATGTTAGATAATTGTGAAAGTACATTTACAAAATGGAACGGTCGTAATATTTCTTCATACTTTACATCTACAACGAGTACATACTTTGGTCATTTGCTTCAAAGTGTAGAAGGTGGTTTTATTTTTACAAACAGTCAATATGAATACGAGTATTTTATTATGGCTCGTAATCACGGTATGACACGAGGATTAACAAATAATAAAGAATACTACTTAAACAAACAAGTAGACTCTCGTTTCGACTTCAACATATTGGGTAATAATTTTAGAAATACTAATATAAACGCTTTTATAGGGCAGTTAGATTTTGAAAGAATTTCTGAATATACCGATAAAAGATGCTTATTATATGATATATTTCATAGTCTTTGTCAAGAGAGCTCAACAGTTACTACTTTTCCTAGAAAATTTGAAGATGTACCGTTTTGTCTGCCGTTCGTACTCCCTACCATACAAGATAGACATAGAGTGCAAGAGTACTGCCAAAAATTAAACATCGAAACAAGACCGATAGTTTCAGGCAATCTTTTGCGTCAAACTAGCCTTAAAAAATACGGAAACCCAGAAGAATTTGAAAATAGTGATATATTGCATCATAATGGTCTGTATGTAGGTTTACATAGTAGAGTAAAAGAAACTGATATTAAAAAACTAGCCAGACAATTATGAAACACGATTTAACTGATATTACTTTCACTATACCAGTCAGAATAGATAGCCAACAAAGATACAATAATTTAAGTTATATTTTAGCTTATCTTAAGCATAATTTTAATACTAATATTATTGTGTACGAAAACGGCCCGGTTCAAAAAGTATCCCTAGATAGTAGTATAAATTACACTTTTACCAAAAATAACAGCTCTTTTCATCGTACTAAGTATCTTAATGACATGGCAAAAGTAGTAAAAACTACTTTTATAGCGAACTACGACTGCGATGTGTTTTTTCCGGTTAAACAGATATTAAAAGCTTACTCGTTATTAAAAGATAATAAAATAGATTTTATTTACCCCTATGACGGGCTGTTTGTTAATATTGGTAGAGAATTTATAGATAGAGAAGTAAAAGACTATGACCCGGTTAATTTAAACCCAGAAGGCCTTCCTAATTTTGGAAGAAGTTCTATGGGAGGCGCTTTACTTTGGAACAAAAACGCGTTTATGCAAGGGGGTATGGAAAATGAAAAATTCGTATCGTGGGGCTGCGAAGACTGGGAAAGGTACCACAGGTTTACTAAGCTTAGCTATCGGGTCGGTAGAATAAAAGGACCGCTGTATCATATTGACCACGCTCGTACTCAAGAAAGTAATGAAACTAATCCTTTTTATCAGCAAAATTTAATTGAATTTCAAAAAATTGATAAAATGAATGTGGATCAGTTAAAAGAGTATATAAAAACTTGGCCTTGGCTTTGCTAAATTAGAGACTATAATAACTGAATGCGGTATATTCATTTTAAGAGGCTTAAGGCGTCTAATTTTCTTTCAATAGGTAAAAAGTCCGTAGAAGTATCATTTAGACCGGGTCTCAATATCATTACTGGCCGCAATTTCGATAAGGCAGATCGAGCCAATGGGGTAGGCAAATCAACTATAGCTGATGCAATGCATTTTGCATTGTATGGTAGTTCTATTAGAGATTTAAAGAAAGAAAATATAGTCAATGATCAAGCCCCGGATAGTTTATGTGAAGTAGAGCTGGAATTTGTTTGTGTTCAAAACGATACCCAAACTAATTATAAGATTGTAAGAACACTTAATCCAACTAAGTGCTTTCTTTTCATGAATGACCAGGACATAACACGTTCTGGAGTACCACAGACTACTGAACTAATAACTAGTATTATTAAGACTTCTTCTGAAGTATTTCAAAATAGCGTTGTAATGACGATTAATAATACTGTGCCGTTTATGGCGCAAAAAAAAGTAGAAAAGCGCAAATTTATTGAAGGTATTTTAGGTTTAGAAGTGTTCGGCAATATGCTTCTTTTTGTACGTCATGATTATAACGAAAACAAACGTAATCTGGATGTTGAAACAACTAAATTTGATGAAATTAATAGGTCCCTACAAGACAATATTAAGCAGAAAGAACTTTACGATGTTAACAAGCAAAAACGCATGGATATTCTTAAGAACCGGCAAACTAATAATACAGATGAACTTGCCACCCTTAAGAAAAAACTTGATAAACTAGATCCGGTTGATGAAGATGCAAAAGAAAAGATAGAAAAAGAAATTAAGGCTTTAAACGGAGCCGAAAAAGTTTTGTCTGAAAAAATTACTGAAATTGAAAAAATAATTACAGTTGCAAGTACTCATATTAAAATCAGTACAGAGCGTCTTAAGAAATTAAAAAAAGTTGATAGTAAGTGCCCCCATTGCGGTAAAGATTTAGCTGAAGCTGCTAATCTTCAGTATGAAAAAGAACAAAATGAGTGCGGAAAAGAAATAGAAAAATATAAAGAATCCTTAAAAATAAATGAACCTAGACTTAAGGAGCTAAATGAAAAGAATAATAAAATTGAAGATGCTATACAAAAGATGCGCATTAAGCAGAGCGAATTTGCTTTGCGTAAAAAAGAAGTAGAAAATATTAATACTAGAATTAATCAGCTAGAAGGATGGCAGCAGCAATTAATTATAGATATAGATAATTTAAATAAAGACTCTAACGATTTTGAAAAAATTATAGGAGAAATTAATACCCGGGTTGAAGAAGTAAAAACCATTATAAAATCATTACAGACTCAAATAGAAATTATTGAAAATGCAAAATTAATAGTTTCTGAAGAAGGGGTAAAATCTTATATAGTTAAAAAAATCATCGAAGTACTTAATACGAGACTTGCATACTATCTTAAAAAGCTTGAGAGTAACAGTATAGTTCGTTTTAATGAATATTTCGAAGAGATTATTACTAACGAACGCGGTAAAGAATGTAGTTATTTTAATTTCTCTGGCGCTGAACGTAAGGCTATAGATCTAGCTATGTTATTTACATTTCAAGATATACGACGCGCCCAAGCGGATGTTTGTCTTAATCTATCTATGTTTGACGAGCTTTTTGATTCATCATTAGATGAAAAAGGCATCGAGCTTGTACTTGATATTCTTAGAGATAGAGTAGATAACTATAATGAAGCTATTTATATTATCTCTCACCGTAAAGAAAGTATGAAATATTGTATCGGTGGAGAAATAGTATATCTTGAAAAGAAAAACGGCATAACCACAAGAACTACAAACTATGATGTATCCTAATTTTAACGGAATAATTGGAGCCCCGGCATTTCCAACTGGTATGCCTGTTATTGGCTCTCCTTTAGCTGGCCCTGTACAACCTAAGATGGATGTTTCAGGTTCTCTGCCTACTCACAGGGCATTGAGTTATGCTGCAGATCACCAAGGCTGTGGTTTTTGGAGAATACACTGGCCGGAAAGTATTATAAACGGCAATCAATTAGGAATTATTAGTAATAATAATTTTATGATATTGCAGGAGAATTTTTATCAAGGCATCAAGAGCGTTCGTATACAACGACAGGTAACACCCACGCAATTGCAATTTGTAAGATTTTTAAGAGAGCTTTCAAACAAAACTAATAATTTTAAACTTTATTACGAAATCGACGATGTTATCTTTTCTGATGATATTCCGATTTACAATAAAGCTAGAGAAGCATTTACTGACCCTGCTATAGCGGCAACTGCTATAGAGATTATGAAGCTCTGCGACGCAATAACTACACCTACTAAGTATATGTCAGAGTATTATACAGCTAAAACCGGGGTAAAAAGTATAACGATCCCTAACTACATGCCTAAGTTCTGGATGGATAGATACTATAATAAGGAAAAAATAGTTAATAACTACGAAAAAAATAAAAAAAGACCAAGAGTGGGATATGTAGGTAGCCCGACGCATTTTAATATAGGAAACGTACCCGGGGCTAAAGATGATTTTGCCGATGTACTCAAAGTTATAATTAAAACTATTAAAGACTTTAAATGGGTCATTATGGGCGGGTTACCTGCAGAGTTAATAAGTTACGTGAGAGAAGGACATATTGAATATAAGCCGTGGGCTAGAATATACGATTACCCGCAAGTTTATAATGATTTAAATCTTAATATTGCCATTGCACCGCTTCAAAATAACCCCTTCAATCTTGCAAAAGCTAATATAAAATACATAGAAGCCGGGGCCTTAGGGGTGCCTTGTATTTGCCAAGATCTAGAGCCTTATAAATGCGCGTCTCACCGCTTTAACACAGGGGACGAACTTATAGATCAAATTAAAAAAGTAACATCTGATCGTAGACGCTATTTAACTGAGTCGGACAATGTTCGCAAATTTGCCTGCGAATATTGGCTTGAAGATCATATAAATGAGTTTGCACAGCTATATTTTGCTTGATAAAAAAGTAAGGCCATACGACAATATGGCTTATGTATCGTAACGTTTACTATAGTTCTCGAGATGGACTGATTCATCTTTTTACGTGGAACGAAAAAGGAGAACGCGTAATCAAAAAGATGGCGTTTCAGCCGTATTTCTATGTTGAGACTAATTCAGATAATGTTGATGCAGTTTCTATCTTTAATACTAAATTAAAGAAAAAGGTGTTTCGGAACGGTTTTGAACGCAATAAAGCTGCACAAGACGGTGCCATCAAGCGGTTATATCATAATATTCAAGTTGAGCAGCAATTTCTGATAGACCAGTATAGCGAATTTTATGATAAGCCTGAATTTAGCAATAATCCTATTAAGGTTTGTTTCTTAGATATCGAGGTATTTAGCCCGGACGAGTTTCCTGAAGCTAAGGATGCGAAGCATCCTATCAATCTAATCACTATATATGACAATTTGTCTAAGACGTTTTATACCTGGGGCACTAAGCCATATAAGTCTAAACGAGACAACGTCGTATACACAGAATGTATTAGTGAGCATGACCTACTAAATAAATTTTTAGAGTTCTGGGAGAGAGATTATTTTCCAGATGTACTTTCAGGATGGAATACGGATTTTTTCGATTTCCCGTATTTAATTAACCGTATTAGTAATATACTAGGGGAAGATGACGCTAAGCGTTTGTCGCCTCTTAAGAGCCTATGGTGTCGCAAGGGTATTTTCGTTAAAGGGCAGCAATTAGACCGTTGGTACATACACGGTATTGCAGCTATGGACTACCTTGAAGTGTATAGAGGGTTTGCCCGGGGGCTTTTAGAGTCTTACGCACTCAATTTTGTTGCGCAGCATGAACTTGGTGAGGGTAAATTAGCTATTAATGCTACTAATTTAGCCACACTTTCTGAAACTGATTGGCAAAACTTTGTAGACTATAATATCCAGGACGTTGACCTATTGGTACGTATGGAGAATAAACTGCAGTTTTTTAAGATTATACGTATGTTAGCATACAAAGGCTTAACTAACTTTGAAAGCGCATTAGGTAAAGTCTCTATAGTAACTGGTTGTGTTGCGCTCGAGGCGCGTAAACACGGTATGGTTATTCCGACTTTTGTTGAGGGTCCCACTAGAGAGGCGATCGAAGGAGGTTATGTAAGAGATCCAGAAAGAGGGCTTAAAACAGCAGTAGTTAGCTATGATGCTAATTCACTATACCCTAACACGATTATTACTCTCAATATCTCGCCCGAGACTAAAGTGGGTAAGATTACACATAAAAACGAAGAATTTACCAACATACTTTTGACGAGTGGTAAAGAGTACAAACTACCTAACGATAAATTTGAACAATTTGTAGCAGTGGAGAAACTGGCTATTTCTAAAGCTAATGTTCTGTACACTCAAAAGAGGAAAGGTGTTGTGCCGTCATTAATTGACGGTCTTTACGCAGAACGGGTAGCTAATAAAAATCAGTATGTAGAATATAAAAAGAAATTAAGTAAGTTAATACCGGATACTGATGATTATACAACGTGCAAAGCCAGTATGGAGCGTGCGGATACTATCCAGTATGTTATCAAAATTTTGCTCAATTCTATTTACGGTGTTTTCGCTAATAAATTTAGCCCTATATGTGATAGCGATCATGCTGGTAGCATCACTCTCACTGGTCAGTCAGTGGTCAAGCAGGCAAGCGTCATCCTTGACGAATATGCTAGATCTAGACACGGTATTGGGGCTTCTCTTACTATTTACGGCGATACTGACAGCACTCATATCACTATACAGCCTATCCTGAATAAGTTAGGTCTTAATATTTTTGAAGGAGGTAAAGTTACTGCTGCAGGTCTAGATCTTATCGATAAAGATATGGGCACGTATTTAAATAATGAAATTAAAAAATGGTCTGCTTCTGAGTTTAAATCTGTAGACCCTCGTTATTTCTTTAAAAGAGAGTCAATTTGTGATGTAGGGGTATACCTAGAAAAGAAGCGGTATATTATTCATGTACTTAATGACGAAGGGGCAGATATAAATAAATTCAAATACGTAGGGGTGGAGATTGCCCGCTCCACTACCCCTAAAAAGGCTAAAGAACTAATCAAAAAGGTAATCGAAACTTCCTTAGTAATACAAGATCAAATTAAAGCTAATAATCTTTATAAGGATACATACGAAAGCTTTAAAAAGCTTCCTGTAGACGATGTAGCTATTAGAGGCGGTCTAAGTGATTTAGAAAAATACGACAATAAATGCGAGTACCCATTTAAAATTGCTAAGGGTACACCTAATCACGTAAAAGGAGCAATCTACTTTAATCATCTTCTTAAGAAAATGGGACTCGAGACAAAATACGAAAAGATTACGTCCGGGGGTAAGGTCAAAAAAATATACGTTGCACCTAATAGGTATCAAATTGATACTCTTTGCTATACAGGTACATACCCAGTAGAGTTTACTGATTTTCAAGTAGATTATGTTGAAATGTTTGATACACTTATTAAACCGCCCATTGAAGCAGTTTATGAAGCTATCGGCTGGCGGTTACCTGATGTAATTAACGAAACTGAAACTGATTTGTTTTCTCTTTTTTCATGATTAAAATATCTCACGAATCTCCTTTAAGTATGCTCGAGATCTCTCGTACATACAACGATTACGACTACGCTCTGGTACATCTTTTTGAGAAGCACCCTAGCTACTTTGAGTTTTTTAAGGAAAGTCTTCGTCTAGGCCGGGATGTATTGCTTGATAACTCTATTTTCGAGCTTGGTACAGCTTTTGATAGTCATAAATACATGGACTGGATCAATAAGCTTAACCCGTCAGAATATATTGTTCCAGATGCTCTTGAAGATTGCGATGAAACTATTGCTAAAGCTAAATCTTGGATGGGTTACAATGCTTACCATATTACCGCTCAATCTAAAAGAATCGGGGTTGTGCAGGGTACAAATTACGGGGAACTCGTGAAGTGTTATACTGCTCTAGATAAGCTAGGCTTTGATAAGATTGCTATTTCTTTTGATTATTCTTATTATTTAAGTGTATTTCCGTACGCTAATAATTGGGTTAGTTACGCTATGGGCAGAGTATTGACTTTGCAGCGGTTAATGGATGATGGGGTAATTAATCTCGATAAGCCTCATCATTTGCTAGGCTGCGCGCACCCTAGAGAATTTAGTTTTTATAATAGACCCGAATTTAGTTGGATTGAATCTCTTGATACTTCTTCCCCCATAGTGCATGGTATTAAGAAAGTAAGCTATGGAGATAAAATCGCCACTTGGTA